TATGAAGAATTCGTTTCAGCAGTTACTTCAGAAGCTTCAACTAACTTTGTTGACTTCGCTGATCGTATTGGCGAGTTGGATCGTGAGGGTGCCAATATTGAACGTCTTCTCACTGCTGGTGTTGGCCTTGCTGCTGAATCTGGTGAGTTCCTTGAGATCGTTAAGAAGATGGTATTCCAAGGTAAGCCTTGGAACGACGACAATAGAGAACATCTTATTATTGAGTTGGGTGACGTTATGTGGTACGTAGCACAAGCATGTATGGCATTAGAAGTAGATTTCGATGAGGTAGTTGAAACTAACGTTAATAAACTTAAGAAGCGTTATCCTGGTGGAGAATTTAATATACACTTTAGTGAGTGCAGACAAGTAGGAGATAGATGATTAACCTTGATGAAAAATTTCATAGTTATCTAGAGAAGGGTGGTAAAACCTTTAGGATTGATGGTGTTCATGAACCATTAAGAGGTTATGGATATCAATGTGATGGTAATGACATAGTAGGATACTATGTTACTACCACCAACTATAAATTATACTATAATTTGAATGAGCAGTTCATTAAAATGGAGGCACTAAATGAATCTTCCGATTGATGAGAAAGAATTAGATATTATTGTGACACAACTATGGAAATCCCGTAAGAATACAGGTGAACCATTGGTAGAACCATTGTATCAAAAACTCTTGTTGATACAAAAAGAGAAATAAATAACCCCTATAGGGGTTTTTTTATGTCAATAACAATTCCAACAACAGTTGATAAAGCATGGAATGATCTTTTTAGAGAAGGTCTATCCACGGATGAGTATAGTTATTTAATTTTTGATGTTAAAAAAACTGAAACCGATTCTTCAAAAAAGGTTCAGGTTTTTATGAAGGTGTATGTTCCTGAAAATAAAAGACAGACTGCTACCGAAAATGTAAAGAAAGCAATGGAGAATAAGGGGTATACAGTAGAGCATAGGAAATCCAAAGGTTCTAATATACCAGAAATAGATATAGTAGTAACTGGTACTAAACCAGTAAATGTTATTCGTGTTCAGTTTAAACCAATCAAATCTTCAGGATCTGGTGGTGGAGCAAAACAAACTACAATTCAGGAAAGTACATCTTGCTTATATAATGCACTTCGTTTTCATGTATTTCAGAATGAGAAATTAACTCCTGACATGGATCTTACTACAGATCATATGGATAAAGCAGCGAAATGGATTGATACTCCAGATGCTACTTTGGAACAGATGATTGAATTTGCTAATCAGGATCCTGATTGGAAAGAAGTTTTTATAGATGGTGCAAATGCATTGTATGATAAAGTAAAACCTGCTGCTTCAAATGATTTTATATTTGTTCGTGGAGATAAAGAAATAGATGATGGTGTAGTAAAGAAAGCTTTTGCTAAATGTAAAGCTTCGTTAGTACACAAGGAATTAAAAAATGAAGACAAGTGGAACCCATCAGATATTTGGATAGTTAGTAAGGGTGCCAAGACTGAAATAATTAATACACTAAAACCATATGGTGTGAAAAAAACAACAACTACAATAGAAGTATTTAATGATGCACTATCAAAATTTTTTACTGATGAAAAATTGATGGGAGTATCTTTGAAAAAGACTGGTGGTACTGGTACAGTAAAGGTTGTGAATGCTGACACCCCACAAGAGAGAAAAGCAAGTCTTGGGATTGAGTTTAAGAAAAAGAAATCAAAAGATATGTTAGTTTATGATAGTAAAACAAATTTTACTGGTGATAATGCTCATAAGAGATGGCCAATGGATGTATACATCTATTATGGAACTGGAAAAGATGATCGCATACAGTTAAGAAATTTTGGTGGTGATAATAAAGGTGATTGGAAGTTAGAACTCAAAGGTCAGCATGCTGCTATGGGTAAGATTCAAGGTAATGTTGCTAGGTTTATATTAAAGCATACAGGATTTACAGATGTACCTGATGAACCAGAATGGTCTCATTGTGATCCAAAGAAAGCTACTGCTAAACAAAAAACAGATATCACAAAAGAAATATATAAATTATTAGATACCTATGGTGCAGATGGATTTGATAAAAATGACGGAGATCAAATGATGGGTGAGATTGCTGAAAAAAGACAGTCTTGGAGGTATAGTAAACTATCAGGACTTCGCTTTTTAGAATATCTCTGTAAAACAAATGTAAATGCAGATATGGCAATCAAAGAACTATATCTTTTTGGTGGATCACAAGCAGATCACTCATCAATATACTATAAGTATTCTTAATGGCAAACGTAACACAACTAAAACATTTAGAACACCTTGAGGATGAGATGCTCAACTATGGAGTTGATGGTTGTAAAGCTGCTGTGTCTTTTTTAAAAGAACTTCGTAAGATGATGGGTCAACAGGAGAGTGCTGGTTTCATGCAAACCAAATGGGATGGAGCACCTGCTGTTATCTGTGGAGAACACCCTCTTTCTGGTATGTTCTTTGTTGGAACTAAATCTGTATTCAATAAGAATGATCCTAAAGTATGTTACAGTGAAAAAGGTATTGACAAATATTATCAAGGAGACCTTGCAGAAAAACTTAAATTTTCTCTTCGTTATTTTAAAGAATTAGATATTGAAGGAGTAGTTCAGGGTGATCTTATGTTCACTGATAGTACATTAAAAAAAGAAACTATCAATGGTGAATTACTTTATACATTCAAACCTAACACTATTACATATGCAATTCCAGTAGATCATTCCATTGGTAAGGCAGCAGGTACTGCAAAGATTGGTGTAGTATTTCATACTCATTACACAGGTGATGAACTTGAATCAATGCAAGCAAAAGCTGGTGCTGATGTTACTGGATCTAGAGATGCTTTAGTAATTAAAAATGATACTCCAATGGATCGTGTTGGGTGGTCTTCTAGTGAGCAAAATACATTCGATTCTCATGTATCAAAGATTGAAAGTATGTGTAAGATATGTGGAGACTTCCTTGATGAGTTGGTTAAATTTTCTGGTACAAAAGGTGATCTCAAGTGGCATGTATCATCTTATATAAAACAGTTTTTTAATAGTGAGATTAGAAATGCTCGTAGCATAGGTAATGTTGATCATGCATTAGATAACCTTACTAATTTCTATCATTTAAAAACTGCCAAGATGCTTGATGCTATCAAGACTCCTAAAAATAAAGCAGAAAAAAGGAAGTTAGTATACGATAGTGAGAATTATCTACAAGATAATAAGACAAAGTTTACAGCAATGCTTTCTCTTTACAAAGAGATTCAGAATATTAAGCAGATGGTTATAGATAAGTTAGATCATCTCGAAACCTTCAAGACATTTATTAAAACTGAAAAGGGATATAAGGTAACTGGACCAGAAGGTTATGTTATGCATAAGGATGGTGACATGATTAAGTTTGTTAACCGTCTTGAGTTTGCTTATAATAATTTCACAGTATCAAAGGACTGGTAATGTCAGGATTAATCTGTAAAAAAGTTTATTTTACTTTTGGTAGGTTCCAACCACCCACCACAGGACATAAGGATAATTTTTCTGGTGTTAAACGTGCTGCTGCTGGTCATGACTATCGAATTTATATTTCACAAAGTGTAGATACCAAAGGAAATAACCCATTACCACCAGATATAAAGTATAATTACATGCTTAAAATGTTCCCTGAACACAAGGGACATATCTTTAGTGGACCAAGAGATCCTGTTTCTATCATGCAAGACTTAATGATGGCAGGGTATGATGAAGTGGTGTTTCTTGTAGGATCTGATAGGGTTAACGCTATGGGATTCCTCCATAAATATAATGGTGAAGGTAAAGACTTTCACTTTAGGAAAATTGAAATACAATCATCTGGTTCGAGAGATGCTGACGGTGACACGTTTGCTATATCTGGAACCAAAATGAGAAGAGCAGCATTTGCTGGTGACTTTAAAACTTTTAGGAAGGGTATTCCAACAGCATTAAAAGATTCAGATTGCAAAGCTCTAATGGAAGAAATTAGGCAACGATTACCTGCGAAATTCAAATGAGTATTATGAGTTTTATCAATAAATTATTACCAAAAAAAATTGTAGAGACAAACCTTAAACGTCTGTCTAGATTTTTAGATCTAACAAAAGATCCTTTTACTCCTGAAGAGAAGAAAGAACCAGTACCATATGACCATTGGTTTGATGATGTCCCAAGACCTGAAGAGGAGATAGCAGATAACTATCAATCAAGACATGAGTACACTCCTGACTTTGAGAAGACTGCAGAGGAGGTAGTAACTATGCATGAGAAAATGTATAGAATTGCTACTGCAAAGTATAATCCTTTTTCTATAGGGGGATCCGAGCAATTAGGTGGGTCTGAAGAATGGCAC